CGATACTTTCTTATAAGTTCATGCTCTGTCTTATAGATTCCCTCAAGATCTACAACCTGACTAGAAAAACCACCTTGAACAAAATAATCAACCCCAGCCTCACCTGTCGGTGGAATGGGGCTGACTATACCCTTGGCGTTCTGTTCGTCTTTATCCTCAATTGAGAAACCAAATAGTTTCGCCATTACTAGTTTTTACTAACTTATATTCTTATTTATCAGGCCACATCTCCACCATTTCCAGCAGCTTCCCACCACTGTACTTGGAGATTAACTGTAAATTCCTCAACAGCATCCGAGTTATCGTATGAAAGATCCAACTGAGATACCTGTGTTGGGAACACACTATAGAATTTATATGTTCTAAGAATAGGCATGTTCTGTGCAGACTCCTGTGAGTTTGGAGTAACAGCAGATCTACCTAACTGATAGACATAAGCATCTCTAGTATAATCTTCTGGGTTAGTATTACCAGATGTATCTGAGACTTTTGCCATTGAGTTCATCCATCTCTCGAAAGAAGAACGAAGAGCAAAATCTGAATCGTTAATTACAGTGATCTGCCATTCATCGAATGTTCTGTCACCTGCAATTTTTAACTGTCTACCTCTGAAAGGTACGACGATTGGAGCAATGTTAGATGCTGGAAGTGCAGCAGACTTAACTAAGAATCTAGCTTTTGAATCTAGATCGTTGACACTAGCATCAACTACTCCATCTGGGAATGCAAGAACAACCTCAAACAGGTTAGGTCTTGCGATACCACCTGACAACCTTGACTTAAACTTGTCAATTGTCCTATCGGCGGTCTTTGGTGGGTTTTGGTTGTTAATGGCCATTGAATGTTTACCTCTGGGATTTTAATAAAGTTAGATCAAACTCGACCAATAACTTCTTCAAAGCTAACACCTGTTCGTGTAGCAACGAATGTAAGACCGATGAAGTTGATAGATCTTGCTGGTTTCACATAAATGTCAGCAACGAATTCGTTACTGTCAATGATTGCAGCAGTGTTATTTGTTTCATCACAAACTAGGATGAAGTCTGTAATACCTCTCTTGGATTGTACATCTCTTAAGAAAGGTTCAACGATATTGATGAAGTTGATCCTTGTGATCTCATCGTTGAATTCAAATAGTTGATCTTTTGCAGCAGCAGCGATTGCTTTTTCTAAGAAGATAAACAGACGACGAACATTAATTCTATCGAATGCTGATGCTCTACCAAGACCTGTTTTATCACCGAATAGGATGATACCAGCACCAGGTGAGAAGATAACTGGGTTTACTCTAGAAGAGTAAAGTTTGTCTCTTTCAACTTGACTTGGATTGTATGCTAACTTAACAGCATTGAGGATTGATCCTCTTTGTGTTCCGCCTGGTGAGAACCAAGGGAAGTTGTTAATATCATTTCTAGCACATAGTCCTGCAATGTCACCGTTTAAAGGTACATAGCGGAATTGCTTACTAAAGCGATCATACATGTACTTGTAACCACTATCAAATATGGCATAAGAAGATGATGTAATTGCTGAATAGAAACTGATAATTGCAGATGTAACCGTATCTGACTTAAGTGTTAAATCTTCTCCATCTCCAGAAGAAGCTAAGAATGCTTGTCTGTGAGGTGAGATGCATGCTACACAATCCTTTCTGACTTCGGCAACAGCAATTAACTTATTAGCAAGTGCTTGAGTTTCTTCTTTACCATGAGCACCAGATCCCATGATAAGGAAATCTAATGGGTAAGCATCTTTATTTGCTAGAAGATCATATCCTGTAGAAAGATCCCCAACTGTTACTTTGAGTGCTTCATTATCATCAATAGATGTTTTTCCACCGTAATCTTTACCACCTGAAAGAGTTGCAACATAATTTCCAATAGCAGCGAAGGATATATTTTCAGTATCCTGATCCCATGCTACATCAGATACAGGATTGAAATCTGCATCAAGGTCAGTTGTAATAACTCCTGATGGAGCACCACCAGCAAATATATTTGGACTACCTATTTCAATAACCTTTCTATAGTATTGTGCATTACCTACTGAGTAGATGGCATCTTTTGCTTTAGAGGTAGTAGTAAACTTGTCGAGAAGAGTACCTGCATTACCAGTAATCTTACCTGAGTCGTCATAGACAACTACATGAACTTCATCGTTCTTAGAGTTTCTATCTTTTGCATAGTTAGAAGTTCCTGGTCTTTCAGCTAAGTTGTTCCAGTAAATTTTCTCCCCATCTTTTAATGTTATCCATTGGTTATCAAACCAATCTTTTTCTCCAGTATAATCTAAAGTACCAGGAGCAAATTCTTGTGCAGCAAGGTAACGATTATCACCAACAGTTACACCAGCACCTGTTAAAGCACTTAAGAAGTTAGCAGTACCAAAACTAGATCCGTATGAAACTGTACTTGCTACCCAACCATGTTTGCCACTACCGATAGTAGATTGAACATGAAGGTGAATACCACCACTTGCATTACCTGTTTCTGAAAATGCGTAAACTCCACCAGGTGTGTAGTCTACTGAAGTTTCAGTACCAGCAGCACTAACATGAGATACTACTTTAACTGAGACTTGACCTGTTCCAACTTCAGTGATTACCCCTTTAAGGTATCCATCGAGAACTGATGTTGAACCAGCACCTGCTATTACAGTATTAGCAGGGATTGATTGTGTTACACCGAGACCAACTGTAAGATCTATTGGACTTAAACCGTCTTCGTATCCAGCGACAGCAGCAAGACCACCATTAGCAGTTGATGAAAAACCTAAAACAGAGACAGTAGCAATACCAGTTAGTATTTGATCAGCAAGACCATCTATCATTCCTACTTTAAGACCGTTACCCCATGAACCAGGATTCTTAGCAGCAAACACAACATTAGAAATGTTGTTCTCTGCATATCCTTTAGTTACATAATCGTCGCCACTTTTAATGACTACGCTTGAAGCAGTACCAACAAAGGCATTTTTCAAACCAGATTCATTTGAACGAACAACCTGTAGTACACCACCATATGCAAGATATGATGAGGCAGTCAACCAGTATTCGTAGTGATTGCTATCCCTATATGGTGAACCGAAGGTATCGAGAAGATCCGCTTCTGTTTCTACAAGGGTTGGTTTTTCTACAGGTCCTTTTGCAAAAGGAGCAACTAAACCACCAGACTTTGTAGATGTAGGATCTACTCTACCATTGGTTAGGTCAACTTCTTTAACAATTATTCCTGGAGATGCTAAATTCAGGGGCATCTTTTTCTCCTCGGTGAATTCTAAATTCCTGTAATTATTTATTGTTTAGGGTGTTTTCATCGGGGAAACACTGGGTGAACATTACCAGTCAGGGTAAATCCAATTAGGGTTGTCTTTCTTTCTTTTTAATTTTATTCTTATCTTTGTGCATTCTTTACATTCATACGAGTAAGAGGATGCAACACTTCCCCTATCTTTATGGGTCTTATAATATTCTGTTAGTAAATCTTTTATTTTTTTACAAGTCCTACACTTTCGTTCTTGGAGTACTAAATGACCTAAATCAAATTCTTCTGTGAAGTCCATTCTTTTAAGATCCAACTACTAGAGTTTTGTTTGTGTGTACCACCAACCCCAAATGCAAATTGCACTCTAGGATCTTTATCAAATGCATCTATCTCAGGTATGTTATCCTGTGTCCTATCTCCACCATTGGCAAATAGTACATCATCAAATAATACTAATGCTTGTCTGATGAGAGATATAGAACTGTTATCATCATCATTAAATGCTACAGCACTATCTACCATTCTCATTGATTTGACAACTGCCAATCTTTCATCTATAGGAAGGAATGGTTTACCTTTCTTTCTAGTTAGCCATTCATCAGAGTTCAATCCTACAATAAGAATATCTCCCAATTTTCTTGCTTCTATAAAATGATTAATATGTCCACTGTGGATAGGGTCAAATCCACCACTAACAATAACAACTCTCATTACCAAATCCTAGTTAATTGACGAACATCAGATACACCAAACAATGCTTTGCAAGTTTGTTCAGCATCTTCTCTTAGATTAGATGGTGATGTAAACTCCACCTTCATAAGTCTATTACTCTCTAATAGCACTTGAGCAGACCATTTAACTTTCATCCTATATCCTCTGGTGAAGGTATACCTTTACTCTCTATAAAAGTTTTTTGCTTCTGTAGTTTTTCTACTAACTCATCACAACACTCAAAGATATTCTCATAGTTTTGTTCTTTACCTCGATATACTTTAAAGTATTTCATGAGGATAGGTAGGATTTCTTCTTTCATTGTTCTTGCAATTTTTCCATTACAGTTGTCTTTCCTATTGGTGCTATATCATTAAGACCATTGGCATCAAACCAAGGTGCTTCTTCCCAATCAAATCCTTCGCCAAATGTATTGTCGGGTGACATAACATACCAATGACACTGAGCGTCAGGTATATCTACAGCACAAACTGCCCAGTCATCTGCCCATTGTGGTACTTGTACCCACATGACTGCCACTATTAACATAGAGGATAATAATCCCCATTCTCTCCAATCGTTCATAATATTAAAATTGTTTGTGATCCGTCCTTATTATCTATTATAGTTATTTTCTTCTTTGGAAATGATTTTTGTAATAAATTTTTTAATTTCCTATTCTTAAACATTAATAATAATCCCACATATAAGACATGTCACCATATGTCGATGACAACTCTTTGTCTACTGTCCACTTAGTTCCATCGTCATCTACAAACTCACCTTCATCAGTTAGTCCGTCACTAATGAATCCAAATGGAGCCATGTCTTGCTCAATCTGATCTTTTTGTTCTTCATAGATTCTCTTACGAACATCATTGTCCGTCATTTCTCTGAAGTAATCTTGAGCAACCAACCATGCAAAAATAACTAAGCACATTGCTAAGTCATCGTGGCAACCTTCTTCTGCCTCCCATGATTGTTTCTTTTGAATGAAGGTAGTTAACTCTGATATTATATCATAGTCTTTTGTTTCTAGTTTATCTTCTTCTACCAGTGCCTTTAAATTAGAGCATCCAGTTTTCTTAACTGCTGCTGTCATTCTAACACCCATCTGAGTTTTCTTACCAGAAAATCCTGATCCTACTACCTGACCTGCTCTACCTCTCATAGAACACATAAGAACATTTTCATATTCCAAATCATATTGAAGTATAGTTGCAACTTGCTCTCCAATATCATTTACTTCTATCAAAGCATAAGCATAATTATATGCTTTAAGAACATCTTCAATAATAGAAGGAAATAGCATAGGTTTTATTTCATTGTTCTTATATCTTGCTACAGTTTTATATGGAAAGTTTGTTATATCAAACACAACAAAGGCAGAATAATCGTGATCAATACCTCTAGCAGTGTCAACTGTTACAATATAATTATGATCCTTTATAGGGTTTTCGTATACAACTAATCCTTTGCCATTGTCTTTTATAGGATCTTCAAAAACCAATGTTCTTAATTTTGCTACTCCTATAAGAGTATCAACAGATCCTAAGAACTCACATTCAAACTCAACTTTAAACTGTTGTTCTGATGTGTTCGATATGGTTTGTGCTTTCCATGCAGCATCTCTACCTGGCACTTCAGACCAGTGAACTTCGGTGGGAGTATATTCATTCTTTCCTCTTTCTGCATTATGCCAATACCTATAAAAATGGTTCATTCCGTGAGGAGTAGAAACCATTATGACTTTGGTTGTTTTACCAGAAGTGATAGTAGGATATACTGAGCTGAAGAATGAGTCAGCAATATGATTAGGAACAAAGGCAAACTCATCCAAAAATAGAATGTTGAAAGACATACCTCGAACTGCAGAGGCAGAGGTAGATGCTGCAAGTATTTTAGATCCATTTTCTAACTCCAGTGATCCTTTGTTCCAAGATATAATACCCTGTTGCATCCATTTAGGTAAATTCTCATATGCAGTCTGCAATCTACCAAGTAGTTCTCTGGCAGTTGCTGCTTTGTTAGCAAGTATGCCAATGTTTACGCTATCATTGAATACAGCATAATGTAGTAAATATGAAACGCAAGTAGTAGACTTACCTGTCTGCCGAGGCATCTTGCATATATTAAATCTTTTCTCGTGGAAGTTCATGATTAACTTCTCTTGGAAGTCCCACATTTTAAATGGCACAAGACCTTCATCCAAAGAAACTATTTTTACATAGTTCTTTGTGAAATAGATAGGATCACTTTTGCATTTGATCCATTCTTTTATTTGTTCTTGTGTAAATTGTATCTCAGTATTCGCCTTTTTTAAATTGGGATTACCTAGATAAATCTCTTCCGTTTTTCCTGCCATTATCCTGCGTCTAGAGTACCATGTGCCCTACGAATTTCTCTTAGTTCCTCAAAGTTCTTTTGCTTCGTGCCACCATCATATGCCCAAGCATATCCTTCAGTAATCATAATTTCATTTAAGGATAAATCGCTCTCGCCAACATATAACCAACCAAGAAGCCTACCGTACTTACCCATACCACCAACAAGTTCTGTTCTAATAGTGAGTTCGTCGTCTCCTGCAATGGTGTCCTCCAAATTCTTTTTCATCCAATTGGTAGCATCAATACCAAGTGCTTTCTCTTCTAAGTTTCTAGTCCTCTTCTCAGGAGTATCAATACCAGCTATCCTTACTCTTTCCTTTTTTATAAGATCAAAACCCAAGTCTATTGATACATCGATTGTATCACCATCAACTACCCTGTCTATCGACACTACTCGGAAGTTGTAGCAACTCTTCCGACTCGGTGGAACCATCGCTCCCATCGTCCATCTCCTTATAGGCCATACGAAGTATATAGTAAATATACCAAGATACCACTACGATTAATATTGCAATCATCCAGATAACTCCCCAGACAACCATTTGTTTTTATACCATTATAGGAATTGCCCATGCATTTGGTACTAGGAACCATGCTGTAGCAATGATGGATCCAAATATAACACAAGAAGATGTGATTGGTAAATTATTCATATCAATTCTCCTTAATGCAATACTCTGCTGCATGAGGATTGTCGAAACCTCTTAGATCTTCACTCGCTTGCTTTATAGCATTGTATGCATCTTCTGCATACTCGCAAATTTCAGATGTGTGATTTTGATTATCGTGATAACCAACCGTGTAATGTCCAGTGAGGGGCATGATTGTTTCAATCCCATACTACACCATATTTATAGCACGAACTGAGTAATTCTGCTTATTTTAGTGTGGGAATCACCACTAGGTCAGAGTATCAAAGCACCAATAATAAATCCTTTACCAAATGCAATACAAAGCATCTGATAGTCTGTTAAATTAAATTTTTCCTGTATCTTTTTTGCCCACTTCTTATCGAGTTCTTTTACCTTTGTAGCGAAACTAGTAATTTTTTTAATGTTAAAATTCCACATTAGGTAAGAACCTCCCTTTTTGATGTTTTAAAGTACTTGTTTATTACATCTATTTGATCTTGATACTTAGCAATGATATTCAATTCAGTTTCTATTGCCTCTGTAATATCGGAGTGTTCTCCAATACCTGCAGGGTTAGTTAGATAGACTTCTACATTAGCAACATGCTTTTGGATGTCTCCTTGTGCATGTGCTAGTAAAGCTTTAATTAATGTCTCTCTCATATACAGTGTGATTCTACTGTATA